GGTTCCCTTAATCTTTTTAAAACCTTATTGACAATTTCTAAATAAGTCATGTGTTATTTTCCCAGTATATACAACAATTATACCATAAGAATGGCTATTTGTCAACTAATTTATTACCATTTTACTTTGTCAGCCCAATATGCTGCTGACATCTTACCTTTTGCTATGTTCTTAGCGTGCCTTGCTTTAAAAGACTTTTGTCTTGCTTTCTCAGAAGCTGTTTTAGGGGCAGATCCTGCACCACTTACACCTTGCTGACCAAATCTAATTAACTTTTCTACATCTCCTACTTTAGCTAACACTGCATGGCTTTTAGTAGGATGGCTTGGAGTTCTCTTTGGTTTGTTAAACCCACTAAAAGTTTCTTTGCCTTTTTTAATCATTTCTTCCTCGCTGTTTTAGCACTTTGTTTAAATGCTTTAGCAGTGGGAGCCCCTTTAGACCCCACCTTACGCATCTTCTCACCTGATCCTGCTGCTATTCTTTTACGCTTAGCATGGATGTTAGCATAGAGTCCTTGTTTAGTAGCCACGCTTTGCACCAGTCTTTTTAGGTTTAGAAACCATTTTCTTACCAGTTTTCTTTGCGTACTCTTTAGCTTCTTTTTTACCCTTAGATGTATAACTAAATTTTTTCATTCCGACCATTGGCATAATTATTTACCTTTCTTTTTAGACATACCTGCTTGTGATAATGCAATTGCAATAGCTTGTTTTTTAGATTTAACAACAGGACCTTTCTTAGAGCCAGTGTTTAATGTACCTGCTTTAAACTCACGCATCACTTTACTAATTTTAGTTTGTTTCCCTAGCTTGGTTGTAGGTTTCTTCACTTAAACTCTCTCTTCCCTTTGTTATCTATAATTAAAGCTTGTTTCCTTGGTGTTGCTCCTTTAACAGTTGGAATAGAAATATGTACCCAACTATCAAATTCTAATATAACCTGATCGTAAGGGATATTAGCATCGACAATGGCTCTGACCACAGCATTAGGAGACATTCCCTTGACATTAAAGTCAGCTGCACATCCCTCACAATGTTGTGATGTTTTACTTCCACCCACTGCTTCATTGACTTCCCTCGATCTATATCCTGAACTAATCAGGAGTGGTTTATTAAATAGTTTACGAATTTGTTCTAAAAAGAATGCAAGTCTTTCTAAGTTATCCTTTACTTTATCTGAAGGAGTATTATTTAACCCTCTTCTTGATGCTACTTGACTAAAAGTAAGTTCTTCTAAACTAAAATTAGGACTTAACTTCATTTCTTCTTAATATAAAATAAACTTCTTTCACCGAATAAATAGAATCCTACAGCACTAGCAAAGTTATCTACCTCAGGTGTTGCAATACCTTGTAAGTGCATAGTAGCCCATGTAGCTAACACTAATAGACCAATCGCTGGTCTCATAAGTCTTACAATAGCTTCTACCCATGGATAAGATGGATTACCTCCACCTGCTTCATTCATAACCTTAAAGAACTCTAAATCTATACCCTTCATCTGAGCATATTGTTCTATGGTAGCTGGTTTAAACTGATCAGGAGCTACGAATCTATTAATAAGTGACTTACCTAAATCTACTGCTAAAGGTCCTAATGCTGCTAATATTGTTACTGGATCCATTATTTAACCTCTGCTGGATAAAATCTATCTACTGGAAACTCACTAAAGTCTCCACCTTCCCATTGAATATTAATTAGGTTTCCGTTAGGAGACCAACAAGCTCTTAATATTTGTTTATCTATTCTTTGAGCTACAGCTCTAAATCCTTTTGTAGGACACTTCTCTTTAGAGAGAACAATACGAACATTCTCATTGTATTGCATAACCATATACTCTTCTGCTTCAGCTTTATGGATGTAAAGTAATGTTGCTAATATTAAAAGTAAATATAGTAAATGTTTCATAGTGCCTTCCTATCAAAACCAAATAGTTCACCTATTATTGCTGTTTTCTCTCTAAAATTCTTTCTATGTACATTATAAGAAGGGTCTTTATCTAAATAAAGTTTTAGATGAACCATCTCATGTGCAATAGTAGTTACAACTGTTATAAAATGCTCTTGGTGTTTTGTACCAATAACCATTTTAAATGGCTTCATGTGCATCTGACCTAGTAGGTCTATTTTATGGTCAACTACAAACTTAATCTTTCGAGATGAAGGAAGCTTCCATGTATTAAATGGGTATATTTTTGTTAGCATCTCATAGATTGCTCTAATAGATGCCTCAGTAATAAGCTCTTTACTTGATTGACCAACCATGCGACATAGCCCACATATACACTAATGCCGCTAGAGCTATAGCCCCAATACTACGAAGAGACCATCTACCAAACTTGGTAAATTGTTTATCTAACCACTCTTCTAATGCCTCTTTAATGGCTTCTTTTTGTTGATCAGGAGTCATTTTATTCCTCTACGATTGCGTCCCAAGTTAAAGTTTTTTCATTCCAAGTGTATCTTTCACCATCAGTTGGATAGTCAACTGGAGCTTTCCATTGTGCTGTTATTTCATCTAAAGTCCATGAAGCAAATGGTTGTGGGGGTATGAATGCATCTAGTGTTGCATCATACTTGTATCCAATACCTGCATAGTTCTTACGAATTTTACCGTTGTAAGATGTTTGTTTCCAATTACCACCAAGTAAGGATGTGCAGAACGCAATACCAATTGCTTCGTTCTCTACACCGTCTTGGTCTGCTGTGTCTTGGTTAGCAACCACAATGACTTGTGTTACTATGTTTTCTTCGTTAAGTTGTGCGAAATGTGCCATGTGTTCTCCTATTATCTTGCGTTACTGTTTTTAAATGGATGTTCTGCAAATGCTGCAAATATCATTGTATTACCATTTGCGTTAAGTGCCAAGTCTGTTCCTCTTACTTTAAACCCATTAGATAAAAAGTCATAAGAAACATCATTGTTAGTATATTCAGCTCCACTTGTATCAGGTTTTAAACTTGAATTAGTAAAGTTATATGTATTTCTTGCTGCATCAAATACATGCCAGTCATAGCTTGTTGTATTTTTTACTAATAGATATTTAGGTCTAAAACCACAATATACAAATGGTCCATCAGCACTTGTATTTCCGACATAGCTACCAAATTTACTAAACCCTGCTATTTCTGCCCATACATATAATACATAAGTAGAACCACTATTGTTAGAGTCGTTATTGCCTAAAGAAATAACAGATGATGTTGGAAGTGTGCTATTAAATGTTGGTTGTGTACTTGCTGCGCCTGTTGTATTTAAACCTTCAATAACTTGAGTTGCGCCTAAAGATGTATGCCATACATACCAATTAACTGCAGCTCCTCTACTTTTTAGAATTATCATTTTAGGAGCTACACCTAAACCATGACCTACAGTTTTTGGACTAGAACCAACACCTGTATAAGTCACAATACTAAACCCAGCAGTTGTGTTTACAGATACAGTCGATGATATTGAACCGCTGGTATTTGTGCTGGTTGTTCCAGCACCAGCTTGCCATTGCCAACCTACATAGTTTTGACCACTAGTATTTACACCATTACCACCTGAGTCATCACCTACTGAAAAACCATTGCTATTAAATGCTGTTAATGCAGTTGAATTTGTTGCTTCTGCGTTTGTAGCATTTGAATATAATAATTTAGTTACACCACGAACAGAGTCTGTTAAGTTATTCCATTGTGTATTTGTTCTTGACTTAACCCAAACAAAGTCAGGTTTAAACTGTGCTTGGTTTACTACTGTTTGTGCTGAACTATTACCTGACCATAGGTTAGCATCCATATACTTATTACCCTGTAATATAGTAGGAGTAGGTAGGTTATATGTGTTTAGTGCTACATAGCCTGTAGGAGGTGTGTATGCAAATGGTCGTTGTCCAAAGTTAAATGCATAAGAACCTGATGAAGTATTGTAATAAGCACCTACATAAACAGGTTGTCCTGTTGGAAATGCGTTATTAATTACACCTTGACTGGTATTGTTTTTATAAAATGTAATATTGTTATTAGGAACATCAATAGCTACACCAATAACATCTCCACTTGTCCATGATGCTCCATAAGCAGTAGGAGTTGCACTATTAATTTGTCTATTTCCGTTTTGATAATAACCCACTTCAAAAGTAGAACGAGATTGAGCAGCAATTACAATTGCATTGGCAGTATCAGTAGCACTACAAGTCATTTCATAATACCACTTACCACTATTACCTACTAAATCAAAATTACTAAATGCAGAAACTCCTGCACCTGTAGCAAAAGTTAAATTGCCATCTTGAATAGTTCCTCTATTAACAGCAGCCCACCATCCGTTTTGTAAAATAGGATTTAAAGTAGCATAATTAGCCGTAGTCGCACTTGTATTAGTAGGGACATCAGTCATAGCATCATAAGTGACACCTGCTGTTAAGCTAATGTTGTTACAAGTCCAGTTATTACCGTTACCTGAACTATCGTAGCCTAATGTTGTAGTGGATGTTGTGTTACCAAATGTTAGGTAGAAACCGTTAGTGCCGTATGTGCCTTTATATAGGATAGGTTTCCATACACCATTAGCGTCATTGTTGCCAAAGTAATAGGGTTCTAGTGCTTGACCGTCAATGAAGTTAATGTCAGTCATGTATCCGTCAAGATATGAATATCCTCCACCTATGAGTTGAGCATAAGAACTACTATTCCAATAAGTAAAATTATAGTTTTGTGCTGGATAGCTTGCTGTATTAAAAGCAGTTACTTGGTTTCCATTAATATATAACTTAATTCTATTTGCTGAAGTTGCTTGAGTTGTATCCACAGCAACAACAATATGATACCAAGCTGAAGGGTCTCTTAATAATTGAGTTGTAACTAAAAGATTAGTTCCGCTTCCTGCAATTGCTATACGACTAGAACTTTGAAGTGCTATTGCATCACCACCGCCAGCAGCATTATTAGATGAAATAAAGTCGCCACCTGCTGATATTACTCCACCTAATTTAGTCCAAAAACTATAAGTAAATGTTTGTCTGTTACCTGTTAAGGTAGGTGTTCTATTTAGATAAGCACTTGCACTTCCTCTAAACCTTAAAGAGTTATTTAGGTTATTTGTTAATGGTGTTAAAGCACCTGTAGAAGTAAATGTGTGGATAGTATTACCACCTGATGATGTGACTAGACCACCGTTAAATGCTTGTGAGCCAGCGTATGAGATGATAACAATACCTGAACCACCTGCTGCACCGTTAGAGCCTGTTGTATTTCCACCAGCTCCACCACCTCCACCTGTATTAGCAGTACCAGATGAGCCAATAGTACTAGCACCATTACTATTTCCTCCACCGCCATTACCACCAGAAGCTGATGTTGTTCCGCCTCCAGCACCACCACCTGCATAGAATGTAGAAGTTCCACTAATAGATGAAGCAACACCTACACCACCAACACCTCCAGCTCCTCCATTAGTTCCTTGTGCTCCAGCTCCTCCAGCTCCACCACCGCCACCTGATGCTCCTGTAGTGCTAAAACTTCTTCCAGCTGCTCCTGCATTTCCTTGACCTGAAGTGCCATTACCTCCAGTACCAGCAGTAAATCCTGTATCAGAACTACCACCACCACCACCAGAACCACCATTAGCTCCGTTATTAAATCCTGTATTGGCATTGGAAAAATTACCTCCTCTACCACCTCCAGTTGATGTAATTGTAGTTAATCCTGTTCCATTTAAAGATGAGTCTGAACCATTAGAACCATTACTTCCAGATGTTCCATTTGTGCCACCAGCACCAACAGTAACTACATAAGTTGCACCTGAATATAAAGTTGTAGATGATGTTAAAAGACCACCAGCACCACCACCACCGCCTGACCATGCACCGCCACCACCACCAGCTACGACTAAATAACTAGCTGTTACAGGTGTAAGAGGGCTTAATGTGCCTGAAGATGTGAATGTGTGTATTTGGTTACCACCTGAAGTAGTAAGAGTACCACCTACGAATTTAGGGGTTGCTGACGCATACGATATGATGACTATGCCTGAACCACCTGAACCGCCTGTATATCCTGTAGGTGCATTATAACCTCCACCGCCTCCACCTCCACCCAAATTAGCAGTTCCATTAGAACCATTTCCACTAGCAGAACCATTACCTCCACCGCCTGTTCCACCATTTCCTGCTGAACCTAAAATTGGTGTTGAAGCTGCACCGCCTCCTCCGCCTCCACCAGCATAAGTTACACTAGAGCCTGATATAGAAGATGCAGAGCCATTACCACCATTACCCGATGTTGCTGTTGTTCCATTACCTCCTACAGCACCAGCACCACCGCCACCACCTGTTCCAGCACTTCCGTCACCATTTCCTCCTGCATTTCCTTGTCCTGTAGTTCCAGAAGCTCCAGTAGAAAATGCCCCACGACCACCACCACCTCCTGAACCACCACTAGAAGGTGCTATATCTCCACCACCGCCTCCACCACCACCTCCATTTGAAGTAATAGTAGTTAATCCAGTACCTGAAATTACGGAGTTAGAGCCAACACTAGCTGCACTTGGTGAACCATCTCCTCCATTACCTCCTGCTCCTACAGAAATAGCATAAGTATTAAGAGTAGATAAAATAAATGTAGATGTTTGATAACCACCTGCACCACCACCACCTCCTCTACGACCTCCTCCTCCGCCTCCACCAGCAACAACAAGATAAGATGCTGTTACTTTGTTTTTATCTGAGGATGATAGCATACCATAAGCTTTTGCTGCTTGTACGGCTAGTCTAGATAATAGTGGCATTAACTAATTCCTATTTAAACTGTGTTTGAGATACGAATACTGTAAATGTAGCTGAACCTGTTTTAACGATAGTGTATGAGTAAGCATCTATACCTGAAGCATTACCACTTGTCCATGCTGTACCACCTTGATATTTAGGTGTAACAGATGTACCGTCAATAGTAACTGCATTATTATAATATGCTGTAGCACCTTGTGATACTAAGAATACTACTGTGATTGCTTCACCAGTAGCCATAGCTGTATCTAAAGATGTACCTGATGAACCTCTAAAGTTTACAGTCCAGTTTGCACTTGCATTTGTTGTATAGTATAATACTGATTGAGTTGTTACATCATAGTTAATAGTACCTGTAGCTGCTGTTGCTGATACAGTTACACCTTCTAAAGCGTTTACGAATTTAGATGCAATAACAGATGATGAACCTGTGAATGTTTGTTTAGCTGTGAATGTTTGAGCAACATTTAGTTTAGCTGTGTTAGCATCATAACCTTGTACAGTTGAACCAATGGCTGCTGAAGTTAAATAACCAGCACTTGCATGATTACCCCAGCTATAAGCAGTGTCCCAATTTGAAGCATTATTAGTAGTTGAATACCAAGATGATGCTGTGTAAACAGGGTCTGTTTCTGTAGTTAGATATGTATTAGTGTCTAATGTGTAAGTGTTAGCTGCTGTTTTCTTAAGGAAACCACTTGTACCTGATAAAGCAGCAATAGCTGTTAAATCACCATCTAATGGTTGATAAGTAGTTGCAGCTGTAGCAGATGTTAGATACCCTGCTGAAGCATGGTTGCCCCAACCGTATGCTGTATCCCATTGTGATTGTTTTGTTGTTGTTGGAATTTCATAACCAGCAGTGTAACTGAAAGCTAATGTACCTGCTGAAGTCACTGGACTACCTGTAACGGTTAATCCTGTAGGAACTGTAGCTGCAACTGATGTTACAGTACCTTGTCCTGGAGTAAATCCTAAAGCACCTGAGACATCACTTGATTGTAAAGTAACAGCCCCAGTTCTTGTATTGAATGAAATTACTGAACCTGATGCTGAGAATGCAGCAGGATTCCATGTTGAACCATCTCTGATCCATAATGAATTAGTTGTAGTATTCCAATAGATAGAACCTGTTTGTAATGGGTTTCCATCGTTATCTGTAGTAGGAGCACTAGCTTTAGCACCTAAGTAAATGTCATCAAAGCTATCAAATGAAGCAGCTGCAGCGGCAGCACTATTTGCAGCATTCGTTGCACTTGTAGAAGCACTTGATGCTGAAGAGGATGCGTTAGAAGCGGAAGTACTTGCATTAGATGCAGATGTAGAGGCATTAGAAGCAGAAGTAGAAGCTGCTTGTGCATGATATTTAGCTGAGTATTCCCCACCAGCTACTGGACTTGCTGTTTTAGTAGCCCAATCATTTGCTAGTGAGGCTGAAGCAGCAGCATTTGTATCGCTAGTTGCTGCATTGGAAGCAGATGTAGCAGCGTTAGATGCACTTGTAGCTGCATTGGTTGCTTGTGTAGTAGCTGTAGAAGCTGAACTTGTTGCACTAGATGCAGAGCTAGATGCTGAACTTGCACTTGATGATGCGGTAGAAGCACTTGAAGCAGCGGCAGTAGCACTAGCCGCAGCAGCAGTTTGACTTACAAGGGCAGCAGCAGCCGCATTAGACGCTACTATACCTTCACTGGTAGCATCTGTTGTAGCATCACCTGGTCCACCTGGTCCTCTATAAATTGCCATAATTAATCCTTAAAGAGTTTATTAAATAATCCTTTTTTCTTCTCTTTGAGTGTTACTGGCTTTTCTGCTACTTCTTCTTTAACAACTTTTTTAGCAGTTTCCTTCACAACTTCCCAACCTTGACTTGCTAGATATGTTTTTGCTTCCTGAGCATCTACATAAAGAGTTTGACCTGTAGCTTTTTCTCTGACTTGCATATTGATCTCCTTGTTATCTTTATGTTCACTCATTGAATAAACATAAAAATAGCCCCTCTTGCGAAGGGCTAAGTTGCATTAAGCAGGAACTGCTAAAGCGATGCAAGAACCATCACGGAGTTCTTTAACACCATAGAGTGTATCTGCAGTGTATAGAGTACCGAGGTATTCTTGTTTGTATTGTGTTTGTGAACGAACACCTTGTTGTTCAACTAACACAGCAGCGTCTTTATGACCCATTAGGGCAATACGAGCACCACCAGTTGCAGTATCAGCATTTGAAGAAACAAATACTGGAATACCATATAGTGAACCGATTTCACCGTTACGGATTGTGTTACCAGCACCAACTTCACCTACGAAAGATTGAGCTGTGTACTCACTGATACCCATTAATGTGTTTCTTGCTGAAGGAGGAATCAAGAAGAAACGACCTTCCATAGGAACATCAGCATCATCTAAGCGTTGTACAGTTCTACGGATACCAGCAGATGTCAATGCAGAAGCATTTGATGAACCTGATGTGTAAGCTGTAGTACCGTCACCACCGATGTAAGCACCACCGTATGTAGCACCAGTTGAACCGTTAAAACCACGACCTAATTGGATTAATGATGTATCAACTTGTTTAGCTAAAGCATAACCAGCGTCATCTGTGTAGAAACGACGGAGTGATGATAAAGCTTGAGCTTCTACGATGTCTTCGATTAAGCGTGAATATTCGTAGTGTTTGTCGATTGATACAGCAACATCGCCTTCAACAGCTGCTTGAAGAGTTACTTGTGAATTTGCTGCTTTAATTGCTGCAACACCTCGTGTTGGAGAAGGAATGTGAACTGTGTCACCTTTCTTACCAACGAAAGACATTTTTTTGAATAAATTTGCAGCAACTAAATTCTTTTTGTACGCAGCAACAATCTCGTCACTCCAAATTTCAGGAATGAAGGTTGCTGCTGAGGTAATGGTTACATGATCTGAACCTAAAGCCATGATATAAATCCTTTTCTAAAAAGTTAAATTACACGACCCTCTCGATATGCTGCCATAATCTCTTGAGACATAGCATCATACTTATCAGGATCGGATTGCATTAGTTTAATAATATCGCTTCGACGATATTTCTTCTTTGCAACAGATTCAGTAGCTCCTTGACTTCCAACATCAGCAGCTTTTAATTGCTGATCTCGGTCAACCTTGGATGTTTCTGCTACTTTTTTACTGATGTTTTGTTTTTCATTCCATGTAGAGAGAAGTTCTTTAGCAGAATCATAATCATATTGTGTTTCTGCTCTAGCAAATAGCTCTGTACGGACTTTTGAACTTTTAATCCACTCTGCAAACTCAGGAGATTGAACAACTTCACCTACATTTGGGAACTCACTCTTTAATTGTGCTAGTGTTTGCTCTCTTTTCATGAGCATAGCACTTTCTTGAGCTTGTTTAATTGCAGGATGATTGTCAATTGCCCTATTTACAGCAGATTTAGGTTCAACGAAAAAATCATCATCACTTACTGTTGCTTCTTGTGTCTTGGATTCCTTAGCTGTTTGGGTTTTAATAAAGTCATCCACTACTTTTCGTAGTTCACCTACTTCACTGCCTTGACGACCAATGAGCTTTTCAGCTTCTTGGTGCATACTTACAATGTCTTTTAGTGATTTGCCACGATACTTTTCAGGGACATCATCTTCAACTGGTTTAGTTTCTACTTTCTCTTCAACTTTAGGCTCCAACTTATCTGTTTTCACCATGTCGTTGAGATTAGAAGCCTCCAAATCATTTACTAAAACTTCATCTATTAATCCTGCCATATTATTTCTCCTGTGCGTTTAGCATTTTAGGAAAGAATCTCAAGCGGCATTCTGCTTGCGTTCTTTAGCCAACTGTTGTTTACGCTTTTTATCCCAAGCAGCGGCTGCACCTGGAAAGCTTCCTGACCAACCCTCTAAGTTCACTCTAGGTGCACTGATGATTTTATCAGCGTTAGACGAACATTTAGGGCATGGAAAAGTTTGTGTGTATTCCGTTAGCTCTTCAAAGTGATAATCACAAGTAGAGCAGTGGAACTCAAACAACTTCTTCATTTTGTAACTCCTCATAGGCTTGCTCTGAAGCATCTTTTAGCGACAGAATCCATTGAAGTATATCTAGTTGACCTTTTCGTTTGTGAAACTCCTCAAACGACTCGGCTGTATTTATTTTATTGTATGTATCAAATAGGTTTTGAGTGTCTTCTATGAAGTCTTGCCAACCTTTTGTAGCCATAGTACTAAACCTGGCTTCATAATATTCTTGCAGTTCTCTTTCCATCTATTGCCTTTTTAATAAAAGTAGTGTATAATGAGAGTTTATAATACAATTATAGCATAGAAAAACTAATTTGTCAAGGGTTTCTTACTTGCTTCCATTTGTTTCTCTACAATCTTAAGATTTTGGTCCATATCAGCTTCTTTAAGCATTAATTCAGCTATTTTTACTCTTCTATCGAACTCTGCAGCGATTTTATCGTCTTCATTCGGTAGGTTTGTAGAGATAGCAGTCATCAATTTAGCTTGTGTTTCTTGTGGTTTAGTTTGTATATCCACCACATTTTTAGCTGCCATAGTCTTATTAACTTGTACTTCTGACATAGTTTTCTCAACTTTAGCTGCAGCATCTTGCATTTGTAACTGCATAGCAGCTTGTTGCATTTGTTGTTGCTGTGGATCAGGTTGAGTAGCCTGTGCAATTTGTTGTAAGAGTACATTCTTATTAGGTAGGCTAGAATTAGCAATTACACCTTGGATAAGGATTGGAGTAATTGGATTATCTGAACCTAATGTTTTAAGTAGGTTAATGATTTGTAGTTGTTCTACTTCTCTTGCTAACATACCTAATGTTGAAGAAGGAATAAATTTCCAATCTTTAACTGGGAACTCTTCAGGATTAAACTGCATAAATCTCCAAGCTGCCTTCTCAATAAATGGAATGAGGAATTGATCTTGGAAGTTTACTAATGTGCGTTTATTTTTCTTGAGGATGCTAGAAAGAGTCACAGATAATTCACTACCAGCAGGTTGTGTTTGCATAGCTGCTGAGTCTAATGTACCTGTAGCTTGTAATAACATTGTTTCAAATGCTTGTGCAGTTTGAATGTTGCCACCGTCTGTTTGACCAAACTTAAATGGCATTAAAATTTCTGATGGATTACCATTTGTTAAAACAGATTTACCTGGTCTTACTTCAAACTTAGAACCTCTTGGTAAACGAGTAGCATCCATACCCATCATAGGTACAGTGGTAAGTGCTAATGAGTCTAAGTGGCTACGGAGTTGAGCATCAATAGCTTTTTGCATATTGTAGCCCTTCTCTGCAACACCTCTACCCCAAAATCTATTTGGTACTGTGTCATCTTGGTAAGCAACCACAGGACGATCCTTCATCATGTAAGGACTGCGTTCTGCTTTTAATAGATTAGTGTCATTACCAATAACAACAATAGCTTCTACTAAGTCACCATACTCTTCCATGAGTTCTGACTTCTCTTCATCTTCACCTAGTAAGTCAACAATCTCATCTTCTTGACCATCAAGTAAAGATGCTGGTACTAAACCATAGTAACGAATAAGTTTAATCTTATCGTCATTATATTCTTTGTCTAACCATGAAGCTTCTAAGTCACGATCAGGTGTTGCATCATCTTCGATGTCAGTGTCTTTGTAGATGCCAGCTTTAACACCTTCAGCAACTTTGTGTGCTGATACAAACTCTTCAATAGCTACACCCATAGCATCTTCAATAGAAGTTGCTGTTGGATCAATAAGGAAGTTTTGTGGGGAGATTGGTTTAAGACCAACTAATACAGTTTCTTTTTCTTCTACACCGACAGCAATAGCATCTACTTCAGGTAGTTGTCTTGTTGCTGGAACAAGCTCTTTAATTTTCTTAGTTGTGATTTCACCAATACCAGTTCCATAGATAGAAGCTAATAAAGTAATATCACCCACTGCTTTACGAATCTTATTCTTTTTAAATTTCTCTTTCATGTAGGTTTTTAAATATTCTACATCTCTTGGGTCTTGATCAAGCATATCATCATCAATGTCAAATAGATGATCACCTTGTCCAAAGATAGCTTCTTCAATATCAGCTGTATGATTCTCAATGGCTTGTTGTAAAGCTGGGGAAGTAATACGACTTCTTTCTGAGTCTCTTAAACGGTCTTCAGCAGCCCATTCACCTCTCCAAAGTCTTTCAAACTCTTTCCACTCAGTAAGGTAATTATCATCTCGGTGTGATCTCCACTCCTCAACATATTCCATTACCCAATCAACTAATCTATTTTGTGCCATTTGATTTCCTTTTAGTAGCCTGATATAACATCTATTACTTCAAATTCTTCATCTTCGTAATCTTGAAAGTACTCCACAACTTGTATCTGATCTATGTAAGCTAGAGCATCCACCAAGTCATCATGAAGCAAATGATTAGGAAAATTAACAAGCTGATCAATAAACTCATTGTTCCATTCTCCCATATTAAGAGTTACCTTACCATGTTCAAATCGACCTTGAAGAGCCCAAATAATACGATCAGTTTTCTTTTGGTTTCCATGAGTGACATCATCAATTCTAAAGTAATGATTGTACCTTCTCATCAAATCCATTAAGTATGGTAGGGCTGCATTCTTCAAGCTACCCTTTTCAATACCTACAGCAACTGGTTCATACTTCATTACTGCTTTAATAATTTGTTCACAAGTCTCTTTGATGTCCCAACGACCATGCTTAATTTCTGCTACCCACCATCCACCTTCATGGACTTTAACCACTGCAATAGCGGTTTCGTCAAGTTTACTATTCTTATTGCCCGACTCTTTATCGACATTAATAAAACCAGCCAAGTCAACTGCAATAAAATAACGACCATCACTAGGTTCTTCTTCATCAATCTTTATCCAATCTTCTTTGAAAATATCTCTGCTGGCAGCTTCAAATGATGCTAGAAACTCTTGCCTAAAAGCAAAGCTGGACATGGATTGTTTAGCAGCTTCAATTTCCTTTGCAGGGATTAAGGGGTTATCATAAGATGAATAATGGAATCCAGTCCACTC